GCAACCAAAGCAACAACAGATGCAACAAAAACAACAGATGCAACCAAACCAAAAGCAGATGCAACCAAAGCAACAACAGATGCAACAAAAACAACAGATGCAACCAAACCAAAAGGTAAAGAAAGTGTTTTGAAGAGGGGCGTAAAGGAAGTTGGAAAAGCAACAGCCAGTGTGTTGCCATGGATGGCAATGGGTGCGATGCAAAGAAGTAAGCCAGATACCACAGTACAAGTGCAAAATCCAACAGGCACCGCAAGAGATACATAAATTACAACTAATTATTATTGATTTTTTTGAAAGTGAGAGTATAATATGAATATGCAGAAGCAGTTTAATCATGTAGGCTTAAAGGCCAATTTACCCGACATCCCAACAGTAAACGAGAATGGTTCTAGGTATTATCTCTGTGAAGATGATAAATATCCTAGTGTGACCACAGTTACAGGATGGAATAAACGCCAATTCTTTGCAGAATGGCGAAAGAACAACCCCAAAGAATCTAGGAGAGTGTTGAGAAGAGGAAATCTTCTTCATGAAACAATTGAGGATTATCTAAACAACAAAGAAATAAACCTACTATCAACGACTCCAACTGTGGCAACCTTATTTGCACAACTTAAACCAGAATTAGATAAGATTGATAACATTCATGCACTAGAAGTGCCTCTGTGGAGTAGTACACTTGGACTTGCGGGTAGAGTGGACTGTGTTGCAGAATATAACGGAGAACTATCAATCATAGACTTCAAGGGTTCAACTAGAATCAAAAGAAAAGAAGATATAGAAAATTACTTTACTCAAGCAACTGCGTATGCAATTATGTGGCACGAAAGAACAGGAAATCCTATATCAAAATTTAACATATTGATGTCCACAGAGGAATCCTGTACAGCACAGGTGTTTAGTGGTAAACCAATAGATTATGTTTCTAATTTATATAATGCCATAAAACACTACAAAAAAGATATGCAAAAAGTATTATTGAATAAATAGATTATATGCTATCATTTAAACAATACATCACAGAGGGAAAGAATACTCATCTCATTCACCTTGAAGACCTAGCATTTGAAGGTTCTGAGAGAGTGAAAGAAGGTATTTATTTTCTTGAAGAACTTGCACAAATGCTCTCTGGAAATTCAAATGCCAAAGTAAATGCATCTGTGAAGTGGGATGGCGCACCTGCAATAATTTGTGGTAAGAACCCAGAGAATGGAAAGTTCTTTGTTGGAACTAAAAGTGTTTTCAATAAAAGACCAAAAGTAAACTACACAGTAGCAGACATTCGTAAGAATCACACATCGGGTGTTGGTGATAAACTTGTAGATGCACTAAAGAACCTTAAAGATTTGCCAATAAGAGGAGTCTTGCAGGGAGATATGATGTTTGGTTCTGGTGATACCAAAATAGAAACTATCAAAGGTGAATCTTATATAACATTCACACCAAATACAATTACATATGCAGTCCCTTCTAAATCTGATTTGGGCAAGAAAATTAAGCAATCTAAGTTTGGAATTGTATTCCATACTGAATACAAAGGAAAAACACTATCCAAAATGTCTTCCAAGTTCAATCCAAATGTTGATACACTAAAAAGAAGTAAAAAAGTTTGGATAGATGATGCTAAGTTTAAAGATACAAGTGGTACTGCATCACTCACCCTTGACGAAACGCAAAAGTTATACGACTCATTTAATGATATTAATAGGCATCTAAAGTGGTCATCTGGATTTTTAAATAAAATCAAAGAAGACAAAAAGATGTTTAGCCTTCTGAACATCTATGTAAATGTGAATATTCGCAGTGGTTCTGAATCTTTGTCTGGTGAAAGTTTTATTAAATGGCTAGATAACAGACTAGAAGCCGAAGTTGCTAACATGAAATCCGAAAGAGGAAAAGAAAATAAAAGAAGGCAAAAAGACGAAACTATTAAAAAATTCAAAGAAGAAGGAAAAAGTCTTGACGCAATGTTTAAACTGAGGGAATCATTAAGAATTTCTAAAATGATTATTCTCCGCAAACTAGAAAAGGTTGAGGGAATGAGTACCTTCATAAGAACAGATAATGGATTTAAAGTGACCAAACAAGAAGGATATGTTGGTGTGGATAGACTAACAGATAGTGCTATTAAGTTAGTGGATAGGTTGGAGTTTAGTAAAGCAAACTTTAGTGTACCAAAGAATTGGATAAAAGGTTAATATGAATAAAGATATGATTAATCGTAGAAATACGAGAGATTGGATAAAATGTAATGAAGATTCCAAATCTGGCTATTGGCGAGATAAATTTCTAGAAGAACATGGCGGTCAATTTATACAAGAAGGTAGAAATTGGAAGTGGGAAGAAACCAAAATTGTTGAAGATTCTAGAATAAAACAAGAACGCAAGGAGTTCATTTTTATAAATAGTGATGGAGTAGAATTCTTGACTGACAACTTCACTAAATTTTGTAGAGATAACGATTTAAATAAATCAGCAATGTATAAGGTAATGTCTGGAGAAAGAACCCACCACAAAGGGTTCACTTGCAAGAAATTACCACCAAAAGGAGAATAACCATGACAACATTAGCAAGCGTAGAAGGATTTTTTGGAACTATATGGTTTATGGGACTTGTGTTCATTGCCGGTGCCTTTATTGGGGCGCCATTGTGGAACTGGGTTAAACAAAAATTGCCCTGGAATCAATAATAACCCTCTAATATAAACCCCACTGGCTTCTAAAATAAGGAGGAGGTGGTCAAATATAAAGTAACCCACTGAAGTCGGTGGATTAAAAGGGAAGCATCCATATGGGTGCTTCCTGTTTTTATACATATAATACATATAAATGAGGAACTTCATATATGAATAACAAAATTGTATTTACATTTGGTCGATTTAATCCCCCAACAACGGGGCATTATCTACTTGCGTCTAAAGTTAAACAAGAAGCATCAAGACGAGGTGCAGACCACATAATCTATGGTAGCAGTAGTCATGACGCAACGAGAAATCCCCTTAACTCTAGACAAAAACTAAGATTCATGAAGAAAGTCCTCAAAGGATTCAATGTAGTTATTGATAAGGGAATTGCAAATCCGTATGATGTACTCTCTAAATTAGACAAAGATGGATATACAGATGTTGTTATGGTGGTAGGTGCAGATAGAGTAAATGAATTCAAAAGAGGAATGAAAAAGTATATCGGACCAAATAAACTGTATAAGTTTAAATCCTTTGATGTTATTTCCGCAGGAGAAAGAGACCCAGATGCAGATGATGTAACTGGAATGTCTGCATCAAAGATGAGAGCAGTAGCAAAAGAAGGAAATATTGCGGCATTTAAACTCGGAGTTCCATCTCATGTTTCCAGCAATGATGTTGATGCATTCTTTAAAGCAGTACAAACTGGCATGAAAATTAAACCTTTCGTTGCTGAGAATTGGTTTGACTTTAATGAGTTTGTTGAATTTTTAGAAGAAAATGATTTAAAGAAATTTGATATGAGTGGAGAGGGGATAGACCTTCCCGCAGTAGACAATAAAGCATGGGGAACAGAGGGAATTAAGAAGAACGCAAAAAAGAATGAATCTAAAAAACTTGATGAGAAATTAAATTTTAAATCTTTCATGAAGGATTTACAGAAGAAAATGAAAATGACAGAGTTCGATAGAAAAGAAAGAGCAAGACTAAGGGGATTGAAAAAAGAAATACAATGGTATAATACAAAAATATTGGGACTAGCAGAATCTGATGAACAAGAACTAAACGAACTCACAATTCAAGCAAGAAGAAAAATGGCAATGAGTGCTAAGAGGACTGCTAAGAAGCGTGCTAGAAGAAGAAAGATGAAAGAGAAAAGAAAGAAGTCTGGTGCAGAGATTAAAAAGAAAGCACAAAAGGCCGCAATCAAAAGAGTTCGTGATAAAATGATAAAAGGAATGAATTGGCAAGACTTGTCATTTTCACAAAGAGAAAAAGTAGGCGAGAGATTAAAGAAGAAGAAGGGTGCTATTCAAAAATTAGCAAAAAGATTATTACCTGCAACAGTAAAGGCAGAACAGGAAAGACTTAAAAAGGTGAGAGCAAGAATGACTACCAACGACCCAGCAAAAGCAGTTACAAATTTTGAAAGCATCGACAAAGATTTTGAAATGAAATTCTTGAATGAACAAGAACAAGAGAAAACTCAAGAACAAGAACAAGAAAGATTTTTTATTGTAAAAAATAAAAATACAAACAAAATTCAAGTGGTGAGTAAGTTTGACCCCAAAAAACACAATCAGGTAGATGCCGGTGCCGCTAGTTCTATTAAAGGTAGTGCGAAGAGAGCATCAGAAGAAGAAGATTTTGATTGGAAATCTTCAAGAAGTGCTATGGCGAAATTGGGCATTACTAAAGAAAAAGATGAAGGTAGAGTCAAAGGTTTCAAAGATAGGGATGCTGAAAAATCTGGAAAGGTTGAAGCACCACTATCTCCGACTGCAAAAAGAACACAAGCAAATGTTGAAAAGGCAGAAGAACTTAGGTCTAAAGTAGATGCAGGAACAGCACAAGATGAATGGGACCAATATCAACAAGGAAAAGAAGATGTATCTGCACAAATGAATCAAGTTGAGATGCAGAACTATGCTACTGATATGGGGCAAAAGTTAGGTATTCCTATGAAAGCACCAACAGCAAAACAAGCAAAGAAGCCGAGGTCAAGAAAAGACGGTCAGTTTGACGACTGGCACGATGCTGTGGATGTAGAGGCAGCAGTAGTTGCTGTTGGTAATGGTTGCATCTTCATCGAAGATGGAGATGAAATGAGAAAATGCCTTTCTGGCTCAGGAATTTCTGATGGAGATATTAAGAAATTAGCAGAAAGCCCTACACTAATCCCTGCGGCAAGAAGAATATGGGATAGAATTCAAATGCAACTTCCAGAAGGAATGCAATGGCAACACACTGGTAAAGGACTTGGAGAAGTTAATCTATCACAAACATACGACACGGCAGGTGCAAAGAATAAAACCCCAAAGACAGATTTAAGAGCATGTGACCCAAAAACAGGCAAGTGTATGAACTTGTCCATGAAAATGGGACCTGGTCAATTAATGTCTGGACAAGCGGGAGAATCTATAGGTACATTTAGAACTGTTCTTGATAGAATGAGAGGATGTCAAGGAAGAACAATTGATTCTAGTGGAAACGAAACTGGTGTTGCTTGTAATAGAAAACTTGGTGAAGGTGATAAGAAACTGATAAAGGATATGAAAAATGTTATCAAAAACATTGAAGAAGCATTTATAAAAACTAAACTTTCTCCAGGAATGGGTCCTATAGGTTGGTGGTTAGGTAAAGGAATTGGTGGACAAAAACCCTCTTGGTGGGATAGAACTGGACCAGGAAGACCAGGCACGGATATATCTTGGGAAGAAGCAAAAGGTAAAGACCCAAATGACCACCCAGAATGGTTCATGGAAGATAAAGCAGAACTAGAAAAGAATATGGCGATGATTAAAAACGCCGATACAGTCATGGACACAATACAAAATGACTTGGTAAAAATATATTCATCAGGCAAATTTGGACAAGAAATAAAAGAACATGTCATGTATGAAGCAATGACAGGTTGTGGTAAATTCTGCGAAGGTTGCTGTGGCACTGACATATGTAAGGAATGTAAATCTATTCATGCGGCAACTCATGTTCTTGTTGGAAACAAAGATGGAACAGGCGGAATGATAAAAGAGATTGAACCGCCAGGTAGTAAAATGTTGAGAGATATGTCAGCATCTACAACAGTTGATATCAGATTCAAAACTACCAGTGGTGTTAAATCTGCACAAGGGTGGATTAAAGAATGGGAAGAAGTTATTTTTGAAAAGATAAAATTCCTGACCAAAAAAGAACAACAAGGAATTGATAGTGGTGATGAACAGTATTCAGGACTTGCTAAGATTCGTAAAGAGGGTCTTAGTGATGAAGAACACGAAAGACTACTACAACTGATTGCCTATACAGGACAAGAGTTGCCAAAAGGCAAAAAACATTGGGACAAACTTACTGATGCACAGAAAAAGAAAATACTCAAGAAAGCAGAAGTTAAGTTGGGCGTTTACAATATAAATTCTGTTTCTGGAATGGCTTCTAGTTTTGAAGGTGGTGGAAGGGCAGTAACCTTTGAAGAAGTTAAACCAAAATTTAGAACTTTCTTAGAACAAAGTGGAGATAAAGAAAAGGGTGAGTACGGTCTTAAAGAAGCATTGAGATGGGTAGGAAATGACCCAGGCCGATTAGTAGAATTCTTGGGACTTGAACCAGTTATCACTGCACCACATGATAGTTATGGAGATGTTTTTGAACAAGAAGAAACTAGTGGTGCAAGTAACACAATAACAATTGACGGAAAAACAAAAACTATTCCAATTGCAAAAGATGATGAATATAGAGATTATCAAGCAGAACGAGAAGAAGGTCAAGAAGATTTAACTCCTGAACAGTTTAGAAAAGACGATGTAAATGAAGAATTTAAATTAGTAGTTGAAAAGGCGCCTGCCGGTTGGGAAGGAACTGTAAAGGCGATGAAAAAGGATAAGAATATTGACAATCCTTGGGCTCTTTCTCATTGGATGAAAAAGAAAGGACATAAATCTCGTAAACCTATTACAGATTCATATGAATTTAAAGACTCTTCCACACATGGGTTGGGTTCATTCGCAAAGAAGGAAATAAAAGAAAATGAAATGGTTTCTCTGTATTATCTTAATTTATTAAACGAAAACGAAAACGCACCACAATATCAAAGAACAGATTTCTGTAGATTTACAAACCACTCACAACACATTCCAAATATAGTGTTGATAGAAAAAGAAGATGGCAACTTCTACACATATGCGATGAGAGATATACAAGAAGGTGAAGAACTTCTTATAAATTACTTTAATGTGTTTGAATCTATTCTTCCCGCAGTAAAAGAAGAGGGAGAAGTAATACCAGAAGTATTGAGATGGACTCCCGGTTATGAAGATTTAGAAATTCCACCAGACAGTTTTGGTGACTTGCGTGATGAATTGTCATACTTTAATGAAATCAACGAATCGATTGATGAAAAAATTGAAATCACTGGTCATAATAAAAAAGGACATGTGGTTGGAGGATTTTCAGTACATGGAAAAGAAGATATAGAAAGACATAAAAAACTTCTTAGAAAACATTTTGAAAACCTTCACAGAATAAAAGTACAACATCCAGATGGTAAAGTTCTTGTGACCGATGATACATCTGCATCCGAAACTGAACTTGAAGAAAGAACTTTTACCAGAGGTGAAATTGTCAGAGGCAGAAGAGGACACCACGCAGACCAAGAATATATTGTTCATTCAGGAAATAGTGATGCTGATAAACATAATATGACAGTAAAGATAGGAAACAAAAAGGTAAGGGTGAAACCAAGTAATTTTAATAGTACTGGAAGATTTAAAAGGTTTCCCGGTCCCAAATTACAAACGGAAGATTTAGCCAAGGATAATCGCAAAGCATATCTAAAGAAATACGGTGCAAAACCAGAACAACGAGAAAGAAGAAGTTCAAGAACTAATGCACGAAATAAAGCAATTCGTGCGGGTAGAGCATCAGTTGGAGATGGTAAGGATTTGGACCACAAAAACGGAAACCCACTAGACAACTCAGCAAAAAATCTAAGAATGGTTAGTAGAAAATTCAATAGAGGAAGAGATAATAATAAATGGAGAAAGGCAAATGAAGAACACGGTGCAGGTGAAGCAGGAACAAAGGAACTGCTTAAAAAGTATTTAAAAGATACACCACACATGACCATTAATGGTAAGACTTCAGAAGAATTATAAAAAGCAAGGCACCTATATATGAATAACCTAACACATTGGTACGAAATCGGAGGTATAATTACAGCAGTAATTGCAGGTATAGGTACTGCATTTTATTACTTGATTAACAAGGGCAAGATAGGTATGTTACTGAAAGAACGGAGAGAAACTAAAAAGCAAATAGTTAATCTTCCAGACAACTGTTTCTGGAATGTACATACTATTCTGCATGAAACTCTCACCGAACTAAGAGTAAAAACCAACTGTGCAAGGGCTCAAATAGTACAATTCCATAATGGTGGTGAATTTCTTGATGGTATATCAATGAAGAAAATGTCCCTAACTCATGAATCATTAGATAAAGGTGTTTCATCAGAAATGCCATTAAAACAAGAACTATTATTGTCCATGTGTGTGGATGGTTTAATGTTGCTTCAAGAAGATGACCCAAAAGTCCACACTGTAGATGAGATGGAAGATTCTTGGTGCAAACAATTCATGGAAAATAGCAATGTTATTGCATTTTCCTTCCTGCCAATTAAGAAATATGGTCAAGCAGTGGGATATGTTATGGTACAATGGTGTAGTTGGAATCATGCAGACGGTGTTGATGAATTAGAGGTGGCAGAAACTATAGAAGATGCAAGAAAATTGATAGAAGTTCAATTAGACATCTTAAAGAAGAATAAAAACCACAAGTAATTATACATATAGTATCATAGGAGATAGAAATGATTAGATATAAAGAACTAAATGAAATGCTAACCGACATCTTTGAAGGTCAAGAGATATTGGAAGGCGAAGAAACCACAGGTGGTGCGGCAAGAAGCGCACATAGTGATTATGGTGTTCATAGGGTAGAAAATCCAGAACAACTACAAAGACTTAATGCGTTTTTGAATTCATATACTCAACGAGAATTCATTGAACCAAAGGCAGCAATTGCTACTCTTCGTCACAAATTCAATACTATCGGTATGGATTTTGAATGGAATGCAACTTCTGTTCTTGAAGATGGCAACAATACGATTCCAATGACTAGATTCGGTGGTGCTTTTGGAAAGAGTTTACAAACTCCATATGCAGAATTTGAAACAACAGATGGTATTAAAGAATATAATAATGGTAAGGGTTTAAACTTAGATATAAATCTATCCACTACAGATAGTGGTTTATATAAAATTGATGCAAAGATTGTTGAAAGTTCGGACTAATTAATCCGTTCTTTATTTATTATGTTTTTTGATATTTTAACTGATGATAATTTTATGATGTTCGCTATGAAGAATTATACGAACCCCCAGTGTACAAACATTGATGAGTTCCATGAGGATTTGAATCGCATCAAATATATTAAAAGACTTCTAGGTAAGTATAATAAGAAAGGAATTATAAAGGCAAGATTAATATTAAACCACATAATTATACTAAACAATGTTTTTGGGAACGAAGCATGTTCAAGAATATTATTTTACAAACTAGAACCAGAGTTTCATTCAGCAATAAAGACATTTTTAGAATATTTAAATTACTTACCAAAAACACTGCCAGATATAGAACTTAGCATAATACCAAAAGAACATAAGATACTAATAGAACTAGAGAAAATACAATGATAATAAACGAAGCAAAAGGTGACATTTCAAAAGTAGTGGGTGCTTTTACCGTTTATAAATTTATTAAACTTATGTCTACACCCTTTCGCCAAATGGATGCATATAAATATGGAATCATTGATGATAAGGGAAAATTTTTAAAGAAATCAGAAGAACTAACATCAAGCAAAGAAAAGAAATCTGTTGATGTGTTTAATCGATTAATTATAAATCTGAAAAAACTTGTAAAGAAAATTCCAGACCCATCACTCCAAGCACAACTAAGAACTGTAGCAACGGCAATGGTTCTTATAAAAGAAGAATCAGAAAAGATTGGTGCTGATGGAGATTTTGTTGTAGGTGAAATTAAAAAATACTTATCAAACGAAGGTGTTGATATAGATAATATACAAATTAATGATTCGTTTGAGAATCTAATAAGAGAGAATAGAAATGACTAGCGACCATCAAATACCAGATGAATTTCTAAATGACGAATTTGATTTCGGATTCACAGCGGCGGATGAAGACGAACTCAATGCTCTGGTTCAGATAGATGACCAAACAACTCCAGATGAAATAAAAGAAATGCAAGAGAAATTAGATTTGATTCTTCAAATGAATTCAACTTGCGAAGGAAGTGTTGCAGTAAAAGAACAATATGATGAACTTTTAAAAGCAAAGATGGAGGAGATTGAAAAGGTTACACTTCCATTGCTTCTAAATCTCAAAAAGAATAAAGCAAAAGATTACATTCACTGGCCAGGTGGAGAAAGAGAAGCGAAGTGTGATTTGCAAATACAAAAATTATTAAATATTACAAGGAGTGCATAATGGGTTGTAACTGTGGTAAAAATAAAAAGTTTCCTCCTAAAAAGTCATCAAGAATGCCTATCAAAAAGAATAATATTGAAGAAAGTAGGATGTGTCCAAACGAAAGAAGAGCAAAGATAATAAAGTTACAAAATGCCAAAAAACTTAAACAGATTCGTAGAGAACAGTTTGAATGGGAAAGAAGAAGCAAACAATGAAAACTTATGAACAACTTATAGAAGAATTAATGGAAGAGTCACCTGTAAATGCTATGGGTGGTGGATTCAGTGTTGGTCAAGCATCATCAAAAGCAGGAAACCTTGCCGGTTATGACCCAGTTATGGGAATGCATCGAAGAAAGAAAAAGAAACGAGTTACTGAAATGTTCGCAGGTTGTCCTGTCTTTACTGTGGGAAGTGAAGACTATGCCAAATGTATGCACGGCAGAACGAAATACGAACGATGGAGTAAAAAGTTAAATATGGAAGAGATGGATAATAAAGACATCCGAACATATGCACACAGAAATCCAGGCAAACCAATTATCATAAAAGATTCAACATACGGTACAATGTCATGGTTCGTCCCAAGACAAAATGTAAATGAATCCGTTTTACTTGAGGGAGATTTGAGTGATATAATTGGAAATGCGATTCTCAAAAGCAAAAAAATCAAGAAGGGTGCTAAATACTCCGATATAATTTCTGCAATCAACAATGAATTGCGTAATATGAAAAAACCCAAATTGTCACGGAATGCTTTAGCGTATCATATGAGGGATAGAGATTTTCTCGCTGATACAATAGATGTTGTCAGGAGAGGACTTAAAGAATCCGTTGAACTTGATGAATATTCAGCAACAAGTGATGCAGGACATAAAGATGCAAAGTGGTCGATGCAGGTTAAACAAAGTAGAAAAGCAGGCATTTTCAATAAACCACGAAGTGAATATTTGAAACTTGCAAAAAAAAGAATAAATAAAAAACTAAAAGAGAATGAATCCGTTGAACTGGATGAATATCGTGGAGAATATGACCCAGAGTATGAACACGAAATGGAAGCACATGATGCTGTAAAAAGAGCAGAAAATAAAAAAGGGAAACCATTAACCAAAGACGAAAGAAAACATCATGAAGATAAAGCATATCATGACATCGGATATAGAGATAGACACGCCGCCGAAATAGAAAAAAAAGCAGGAAAAAAATTAACTTATAAAGAGATGATGGCAGCGAAAGCAAAAACACCAAAACATAAAATACCACTAGGGTCGGCAGGAAATCCAGCACCTTTAAAATCCAAAAAATAAGAAAATAATTTATAATGTATGTGAATTTTTATTATGACAATGTGAAAAAAGAAATCTTTGAACCCTTTACAAAGAAGGCTTATTATGAGGGTAACATTATACCCAAAAATAAAAAAGGTATGCATAAATGGATTATCGATAACAGAGTACCTCTATCTGAATCTGAAAATCTAAAGAAAGCAAACGAATACTTCATAAAAATATTAAAGATGACTGGAATAAGACAAATAGCGGCTCAGGGTGCGGCCGCAATGCCTTTAATTGGTGGTATTCTATCTTCATCTCCCTTTGATATCAATGCAGGAATAATACGAAAAGAATCTAAAGGGTATGGGAAAAATAAAAGAATTGAAGGAACAGCAAAACCAAATGAGCCAATATTGCTGATAGACGATTTAATTAATGGCGGTAATTCCGCAATGGATTCGATAGAAGCATTAAGAGAAAGTGGCTTCTCTAATATTTCGTTATGCACATTGATGTGGTATTCTTGGGGTAAAGGTAAGGATAGACTTGGAATATTAGAGGGACAACTCCCCTACTATTATGCAATCAGAGTAAGTAAAACCAAATAATTTGGCCTTTTTTCAATAAAAATGGATTTTTCGGTTCACAAAATCCTATAAATAGTATAGAAGGGGCATGAAAAAATTAGTTTGGTATCTCTCAGCATCTTTGTTATTAATTTCAGGGTGCAAAGCACCTCAGGCGTCCATTCTACCCCCTCAAAACGAACAAGTTATCGTTACAGAAGAACCAATCCAAAGAGGTTTGGATGAATGGTTTACCCCAACAACAGAAGAAAACGACCCATACCCATCAGTGTGTAGTTTACACCTTGAGAACGGTCATCTAGTAGGAAGCGGAATACTTATCCGTCCAAATGTGGTTCTAACGGCTGGTCACTGTATAGATGAAGATGATATATTTTCTATTACTATAGGTGAAGAACAGATTATGGTGAAAAATATGGTTTTACACCCTAGTTACAGCAAATCATTTGGGCGGATAAAGAACGATATAGGATTAATTTTCCTTGAGTGTGATTCTAACTATGAACCCGCCACAATAGGATGTGTAGAGTGGATGGGTAGATACCAAAATATAACTACCGTTGGTTATTCGTTTAATTATAAGAAATACAGTAAAAGAGATGTGTTTAGGTATTTTGGGACTGTGGTAGAAGAACCAAATTATATGAAAGTTATTCCAA